AATCTTGTTGATTGCTTCCAGTTTGATTGGAAGTTCAAGATGTGTATAAACAATTTGTGTGACATTCTGACCTTTGTGACCAACAATCTTCTGAACAATTCTTTCATCCACCTTTGCTTCTGTCAGCAAGCTGACACAGGTGTGTCTTGTGTCATGTGGTCGGTGTCCATCATAGACAGGTTCTTTTTTCCCTTCTTCAATCACATATTTTCCCATGTTCATTTGAAGCATCAATGGAATCCAGTATGAATCATAATAATTTCTATATGTGAAAGGTTTTTCATCAGGTGTGCAAATTAGATGGTCACAGTCCTTCTTCATCCAGTATTCAAAGAAAGGAACAACCTTTTCTGCAATGGGAACTTCCCTGATGCCTGCACTGGTTTTTGATTCCTGGACAAAGAACCATCTTTCTTCCAGGTGAACATCTTCCTTTTTCAGTTCCAACAGTTCACCAATTCGCAATCCAGTGTATATTAGAATCAGGACAACAGAAATATATTGATTTGAAGGTTGTGCATCCCACAGTTGTTTGGTTTCCTTCTTGGTGAATGGTTGTCTATTGTATGCATTTGGATTCCCTGGTTTGCTGATGTCCACAAATTTGACCATTTCCCTTTTATCAGGTGTCACAATTTCATGAATCACAGCATAATCATACATCAGACCAAACATGTTTTTCAGGGTCTTCAATGTTGGGGTGTTCTTCCCTGATTCATCACAAACCTTTTGCAGGTGGTCAAGTTTGATTTCAACAAATTTCATTTCCCAAATATCTTTGCAGGTTTTGAATGCTGCTTTATATCCATTTGTGTCCTTGATTTTTTCAAAGTGAATGTCAGACCATTTTTCATAGACTTCTGCAAAGGTGATTGTGTCCAGGTGCAGGTCATAAGGGTCTTCATTATATGCTGCAAGTGCTTGAAGTGCTTCTGTTCTGGTTGCATAAAATCCAATGAATTCATAGATAGGATATGACTTCATTTTTTCAGGCACTTGTTTCCATCCAACAGTTTTTCTGACTGCCCAGGGTTTTCTTCTTTTCCCTGACAGCTTGTAAACTGAACCATATTTATTTGGCAATTTCATTTTCTTCATCCTTTCATTTTTCAGGATGAAATGGTATAATATAGATTGGTATTTGGTGACCATTTCATCCAGTTGATTTGGTTTCCATCCTTTGACCCTTGGGTGTTGCAGCATCCAGGGGTCTTTTTCTGTTTTATAGTGAAATGTGGTCAGGTGAATCAGAAGAAAACTGCATCTTCAAGAATTCACCATATTCTTTTGCAGTTCCCCAAAATGCAAGGAATCCTTTGTCATACTGGATGACCAAATAATATTTCTTGATTCCTTTTGCTTTGGATGTGGACACTGCATTTCCATGATATTTCAGCATGAATCTTTCTTCTTCCATTGCACTGATGGATGTGATTCTACTTCTTTCCAATGTGACAGTTGTTTCAGGTTTGATTCTTTTGACAGTCAGCATTTGTTCATCCAGTTCCAGTCTACAAGGATAATCTGTTGCAAATTGTGCAATCCCTTCATAATGCTGAACAGCAAGTCCTGATTCTTTCTTTTTTCCAAACATGTTGAATCTTCCTTTCAATCTTGAATTTGTGAAAAGCCTTTTATCTTCAAGGGTTTTCAGGATTTGTTGGTGTTCCTGAATTCAAGATGTGTTGGTTTTTATTTATTATAGATAATTTTTAGGAAATCATTGATTTTTGATGATTTCTGACTATCAAATAATAAATAAGTGAAAACAATCTTGACATCTTGAATTTCCCTTTATTTTCAAGGGTTTTGAAAACTTGACATCTTGAATTTCATCTTGATTCAATCTTGAATTTCAGATGAAAAATCCACAACAATGATGTTTCCTATGCGTTCTTTGATTCTTTTTTCCAGTCTTCCATTTCAGTATATTTTGGAAGTTGGGTCAAGTCATCCAAATCTTCCAATGCTTTTGTTTTGCCTGCTTTGTTCAGTTCCTGGAACATGTGCAGCATTTGAACAGCTTCTTTTCCAAAATGCTTCTGAACCAATTCAAGTGCTTTGGTTTCTTCTGCAATCTTTGGTGAATCAAATCTGTCATCAAAGCACATCAATTCACAAGGGGAAACACCAAAAATCTTTGCAAGCTGCTGAATGTGATTTCTTTTGATGTTTTCAACCTGACCAGTTTCCCATTTGTTGACTGCTGCCCTGTTCACAGGTGGATTCAATCTTTTTCCAAGTTCTTCTTGGGAAAGTTTCATTTCTTCCCTTAAATGTTTGATATACATGCCCATTGTCATGATGGTCACATCCTTTCTTTATGTAGTTGTATCTTAATAATAGCATATTTTTGAACCTTTTTCAATTTTTCTTGAAAAAATATCTTAAAAATTTTCAAAAACCTATTGACAAATAAAAAGATACAGATTAAAATAAATGTATCTTCGGAAGATACAACCGAAAAAGAAAGGAAGGTTCAAGAAAAATGATAAACTATTTGAGTTTATTTAGTGGAATAGGTGCTTTTGAATCTGCAATGAGAAATTTACAAATTCCATTCAATCTTGTAGGTTATTGTGAAATAGCAGATGCACCTGCAACAGCTTATTCCATGATTCAAAAAGTTCCAATGTCTTTGAATTATGGTGATATTACAAAGATTGATGAAACAAAACTTCCCAAAGTTGATTTCATTACATATGGATTTCCTTGTCAGGATATATCATGGGCAGGAAAGCAACAAGGATTTGAAAATGAAGATGGTGAAAAAACCAGGTCAGGTCTTTTCTTTGATGCTGCAAGAATTATCAAAGCAACACAACCAATTGTTGCAATTGCAGAAAATGTGAAACCTTTGGTTGGACAAAAGTTCAAGAAAGAATTCCAAGCAGTTCTTGAAACACTTGAAGATGCAGGATATAACAATTATTGGTCTGTTCTTAAAGCATCAGATTATAATGTTGCACAGGATAGAGAAAGAGTGTTCATTGTTAGTATTAGAAAAGATTGTGACACAGGTGTGTTTGAATTTCCAAAGAAATTGGAATTGAAAAAAGTGTTGAAAGATTATCTTGAAACAAATGTGGATGAAAGATATTATTTGACATCAGTTCAGTTGAATAACATTTATCATTGGAAAGCACAACAAAGACCATTGAAAAGAATCCTTGGAATGAACAGCACTTGTCCAACACTTACTGCAAGGGGTGCAGGTGAATATCACAGTGGAATGATTCTTCTGTCAGAAGATTTTATGGACACACAAAATTGTGATGATGAAATATCCATTCAGAATCTACATTGTAGAGTTCTGACAGAGAGAGAGAGCTTTCGTGTAATGGGTTTTAATGATTCAGAATTTGATTCAATTGAAAAGCATTTCAAGAAAGCTGATATATACAAGATGGCAGGAAATTCAATTGTGGTTGATGTCGCAGAAGAACTGCTTTGTATGTTATTTGATGAAGATGGAAATTTTTTTGTTTAGAATGTATCTGCAAAAGATACAAGAAAGGAAAGGTGTATCTTGAAGAAGGTTATTGCAGCACAAGTGGAACAGATTTTGTTCTTTGATACAGAAGAAAACGCAAATAAATTTTGTGAAAAAATGAAGGATAGTGACCCAAATTTTGAACTGATTGATTATGATAATACTTCCACAGATGAATTTCCTGATGGTTATACAATTAGAATAATCAAGTCATACAATAATAACAGAAGAATTAAAAATGATTGTTCTATTGATGGATAAAAAGAAAGTAGGTGAAAACATGAATAAAAATAAATTAGTCAGCAAAATGAAGTGGTTTGGTGATAGAAATGAAGATTTGGCAGAAGCAATTGGAATTTCCCCACAAAGATTTTCTGCAAAGTTGAATGGAACTGGTGGTGCTGAATTTACAATGTCTGAAATTAGAGCAATCAAAATCAGATACAATTTGACAGCAGAAGAAGTGGATGAAATATTTTTTTGCGAATGATGTATCTTGGGAAGATACAAGAAAGGAAGGTGGATGGACATGCAGGACAGCAACAGATTGTCAGTTGCAACTGCTGCAAGATTGATGGGTGCATCTGAACAGTTCATCAGGGTGGGATTGCAGCAAAAGGAACTTCCTTTTGGATTTGCAATCAAGATGTCAGGTCAGTGGACATATGTCATCACAAAGCAGAAGTTTGAAGAACACACAGGAATAAAAGTGAAGGAAGGGTGAAAAGATGAAAGGTTTTAAGGTATTCAATCCTGATTGGACATGCAGGGGATTTCAGTTTGAAGTCGGCAAAATTTATGAAGAAGATGTGAAACCAAGGTGTGCATCAAAACAATGATGCACACCTTTTGGTTATTCAGCATTTCCTTGCATAGATTCAAAAAGTTCATTTGCTAAACGAAGCAGTACGTCTTCAGAAGCATTGTCCTCGGTTGAGAGACTATAAACAACACCAGGAACAACATCAAACCAGATGATTTTGCCTTGTTCTTCTGGAGTGTAAGAAATTTTTGCTCGACAATATTCTACGTCACCTGGAACGATAATAGAAAAGTCATCGTTCATTTCGGAAATATCAGTAAAATTTTCGCCAATATCTGATGTGGCTGCCATACGATAGGAATAAACATTGTTTTCGTATGAAAAGATTGTTTCAGCAACCACAAGATCTTCCTGAGGAAATACATAATATTGAATGTCTTCGGCTCCAGATGGGGCATGTGCCACATCGAGACCTGTGAGAAGCAGTACTTGACGTGCAGTACTAAGAAGTTTGCTATTCCCTGCAGAAGTGGAAAGCGTATGCTTTGTATTAGCAGAAGATGAGTACCAGTTTACGGATACTGCAGAGTCTGTCTTAGTCATGGATAAATCGAGCCCTTTTGTATTCCATGAAATTCCTATATCAGAAGTTTCCTGAGTAGGATTTTCAGATTGTGTACATTTGGCAACCTGATAAGTATATTCATCTCCGCATAGAGAAAAAATTGCCTGAGCTGTTTGAGTCTGAGAATCCTCATTCAAAGAGTAAGTTATATTGTCTGCAGCATCAGGCAAATGAAGATCGTATCCCTTTGCATGGAGATCAGATGCTGTCACCTTTGATTGCTGGAATGGAAATTGGAATAACAGGACAAGGAACAAACATGCAGCGGCAACAGAATACCAGTGAAATTTATGTTTTTTTGCATGAAGTGGTTGTTTTGCTTCTTCAAGCAAATCGTCGTCTAACGCATTCATGAAAGTGTTAAATTTTTCTGTGTTCACAATAAGATACCCTCCTTTTGCATAGCGAATTTTAATTTGTTACGAGTACGAAATAGTGAAGTTTTGACTTTTTCTTCACTGACATTATTTTCTTTTGCAATCTGCTTGATGGAATCACCATACCAGTATCTTCGAATGAAAAACACGCGGACTTCTTTTGGTTGTTTGCGTAAGAACCGATTAATGAATTCCTTGAAACTGTACTCGTCAATATACTGTTCCATAGAAGACTCCTTCGTGCAAAGGAAGGGTTCTAGTTCGGCGAAAGCAGTGGTTAGGTCACAGTTTCTCATCTTGGCTGTATTATATGAATATCGATCTAGTGCAATATTTCTAGTGATTTTGGCAAGGTATGCAGAAAGACAATTCGGATGGTCAGGTGGAATGGAATTCCATATCCGCAAAAACAGATCGTTGAGACATTCTTCAATATCTCGCTGGTCAGGGACAATCTTCATAATGATGCTATAACAAAAACGACGATATTTATCAGATAAACTAGGTATTGCTTCGTCTGAGCGA